ATTAGTATTGGGTGCAGTATCACTATGGCTGTTACTGTTCCCTCTCCGCCACTACTTGCTTTATATCCTGTCTGGATTACTGGTTGTGCTATGTATGCTTGGGCTAGTTATACTCGGAAATCATTTGGGATGCTGGCTAACTACATCTTGCTAACTACCATTGATATGTTTGGTTTGATTCGAATGTTGGTGGCTTAATGTTTGCTAATGTTGTTGTACTAGATTCTTTTTTCGAAGATCCACATTCTATTGTAGATATTGCACTAAAACAAAAATTTTATAGTGTGAATGATAATCCTAATGATTATGGTAATATACAATCAGATAAACCTATATCATATCTTGGTAGTAGAACACTTTCATTAAAATATATTTTAGAAGAATCTCTTTATCATCAAATCGACAATAAAATATTATCAGCATTCACATTAAATACACCATATAATTCTAGTATAAGTATTAATGCAGATATTTCTAGCCTTTTTCATGCTTTATTTGAAAATGACTTATATGAAGACAAATGGATTCATAAAGACACAGTATTATATGCTGGTATTGTTTATTTGAATGAACATCTTGAAGGTGATAATCATGGAACTTTACTCGATGGGCAGATTATTCCATATAAATTTAATAGAATGGTTTTATATCGAGCAGATATGCCTCATGCAGCAATGAATGGATATGGAAAAACTATTAATGAATCAAGATTAACATTAAATTTCTTTATTAACAAAATTAATATTTCTATCATTAATACTGATATTACAGGAATTATTGAGTAATCATAAATTATGAATATTTTCTATCTTCATGAAGACACCCAAGAATGTGCAAAACAACATCTTGATAAACATGTCGTTAAAATGATTCTAGAGTATGCACAACTTCTTTCTACTGCTCATCGTTTGCTCGATGGATATGAGTATGAAGGTAAATCTATTTCAGGTCGCAAAGCAATGCGATGGAAATTAGATGATTCTCGTGAAGATAATTTGTATTTGGCATCACATATGAAACACCCATCAGGTATTTGGTGTCGTGAAACTTCTCGCAATTATATGTGGTTGTATTCTCTGTGGCGAGATCTAATGAAAGAGTATACATTTCGTTATGGTAAACATCATGTCGCTGAAAGATTAATTCCTTTCCTTGATAATTTACCTACAAATATAAAATTTGGAGGAATGACACCTATGCCACAGTGTATGCCTGAAGATTATAAAGTGCCAACAAATTCTATTCAAGCATATCACAATTATTATATTAATGACAAACAACCATTTGCTGTTTGGACAAATAGACCAATTCCAGAGTGGTATGTTTGTGAGTGGAAAGATAGAAACCACAAAGCAGTTTATCAAAAACAAAACGATAAAATTAAATTTAGAATGGTTCCTGCTTAAATGCAATACATAAATTTATTTCCAACACCATTGTTTATTGACGATCAATCAGTCCTAGCAAAAGAAATTCTACCTGTCGCTGAAGATTACATAAACCAACATGGTATTAAATATCTTGGACAAGACAAATATGATTCTACTTATAGTGTGAATTCTGCAGGGCTTCTTCAACAAAATGATTTTAGATTAAATAAACTTAATAATTACATAAGCACTGTCTCTAGAAAATACTTTGCAGATAATTGTATAGATTCTAGTATGTGGACTCTTAAACCATACTATTTGTTTAATAAAATAAAGGCAGGTGGTGCACATCCAATACACTCGCATCCAGGATCTATACTTTCTGGTTGTTTTTATTTAAAAATACCAAAAGACACAACACCAATAATTTTTAATGATCCAAGAGATTATTGGAAATTTGTACAATACCCAATCATTTTTGGTAAACCTCGAGAAGATTATAAATTACTACCTGAGTATGTGATTAATCCGATCGAAGGAACATTTTTAATGTGGCCAAGTTGGTTAGAGCATCAAGTACCTACAAGTATTAGTTCTGAAGAGCGCATTTGCGTCGCTTTTAATCTTAATCCGAACTAAATAAAACGAAGGAGTTATTATGCCAACTTATGTATTTCGTAATAAAGAAACTGATGAACAGTTTGAGAAAATTTTGAAGATATCTGAACTCGACTCATTCAGAGCCGAGAATCCCCAATTAGAGACAGTAATTCAAGCAGTGGCATTTGGAGATCCCACTAAGTTAAGTTCAACACGCAAATTTGATACTGGATTTAAAGAAGTCCTACAAAGGATACATGAGAAAACTCCAGGAAGTCAACTAGACAAATCATCTTCACAACTATAAGGAATTTTAATGGCACGTACTTCGGCAGCAAAAAAAGTAATAGAAATTCATAATGAAGAACGTGAGATAAAACCAATTGCTAGTAATCAGCTAAAACTAAGATTAGATAATTTAAAAACTTTCCAGCCATTAACTGCTAATCAAAAATTATTTTTCGATGCATATAAAACAGGTGATTACTTTATAGCATTGCATGGTGTAGCAGGAACAGGTAAAACTTTTATTGCACTTTATAAAGCAATAGAAGAAGTTCTTGATAAATCAAATCCATTTAATAAAATTATTGTAGTTCGCTCAGCAGTACAATCTCGTGAGATGGGACATCTCCCAGGAGATGTGGGTGAGAAAATGGAAATCTATGAACAACCATATCGTCAAATCTGCCACCAGTTTTTTGATCGTAAAGACGCATGGGATCGATTAGAAGAACAAGGACATATCCAATTTATTTCTACATCATTCATTCGTGGTATGTCGTTTGATAATGCTATCATTATTGTTGATGAGATGCAGAATTTGACTTATGAAGAGATTGATACAGTAATGACTCGTGTTGGTCATATGTCTAAGATTATTTGGTGCGGAGATTATCGCCAAACTGACCTAAATAAAAGAAAGAACGATGTTACAGGTATTTTAAAGTTTTTTGATATCGCTCAGCATATGAAGGCATTTACTCGTATTGAGTTTACTGTAGACGATATTGTTCGTTCATCATTGGTCAAAGATTATATCTTAGCCAAGTTAAAATATGAAGATTATGAGGACAAGAATTAATGTTTGAGGTTATAAAAGTTGGTATACCTTTACAAACTAAAGATATTACCAGTGAATTTTTAAATGTTATAGATGAGATTAAAAATAATCCTGAGTGTATTGCTGTAACTACTGTTGATTATTCTGAATATGAAATGGTTGTGGCACCAGCTGGATATAAAGTTATCTTAGATAATCTAAACTTTAAACCATATAGATATGGCAATCAACTTCATTTAAAGTGTATTAATACAATGAGTTCTCTGTGGGGTGTGGTCAGAGATATACCTTCTTTAATAGATAATATTTTAGATTTGTTACATAAAAATCAACAAATATTAAAATTTAAAAAAGTTTATTTTTTAAATGGTGGTAGTCCATTTTGTGGTGATTCTGCTACATTATGTCTTTCTAAAAGAGTTACAGATTTAAAATTTGTTACTAGTCCATCATGTATAGATGTTGCATATAGTGCATTAAATATAAGTGTTCCATATGTAGAAAATGATTATGTTAATATATGTATTCGAAAACAACAAGATTTAGTAATAGATACTACAAAGATAAATGTATTTTTGTGTATGCAAAGAGGATACGAATATAATAATATTCATATATTAAATAAGTTTTTTAAACAAATTGAAGACCATTATAGTGATGATGATATTATTAAAATTGTTAATATTAAGGCTGATATCTGTGATATAGAATCATGGACAGTAGGTACTGCTAAACTTATAAAAGAACAAATATATAATAATAAGAAACCAGTAGTATTTTTTCTGTATAAAAAGGAATTCCAATGATAACAGCAGAACAATTTCACCATCTATTTCCAAGAGCGCAAGACCCTACCTCATGGGCTGAGTCTATGTGTAATGTATTTCCAACATATGATATAACGACACCAAAACGTGTAGCAGCATTCCTTGCTCAATGTGGTCATGAGTCTGGTGGGTGGACAGTATTTGAAGAAAACCTAAATTACTCTGCGCAGGGGTTAAATGGTATCTTTAAAAAGTATTTCCCTACACTTGAATCTGCACAACCTTATGCACGCAAACCAGAAATGATTGCCAATAAGATCTATGCTAATCGTATGGGTAATGGCGCACCAGAATCAGGTGATGGATATAGGTTTCGTGGTCGTGGACCAATTCAACTAACTGGTCGTGCAAACTATACAGCATTTGCTAAAGAGATGTTTGAAGACTGGCAGAATGTTGTAGATAATCCTGACTGGGTTACTGCTGATCGTGATTTCGCTCTTATGTCTGCAATTTGGTTCTGGAATAAAAATGGACTAAACAGAGAAGCAGATGCAGGTGATCTAAAGTTAATGACCAAAAAGATTAATGGTGGTTATATTGGACTTGAAGATCGTGTTAAACATTATAATGAGTGTATTGATTTACTTACCTAATGCCAACATTTATACATCATGATCTTCCCAAACTGGAACGCACCGACTCTAACCAAGTTAGACTTTACAAAACCCCGTCGGGTCGAGCCTATCCAAGCATCACCACCATTACAGGACTCCACTCAAAACAAGGAATCCTCGAATGGCGAAAAAGAGTCGGAGAAGCAGAAGCAAATAGAATCTCCAGTCAAGCAAGTAAACGTGGAACAAAAGTCCATGGATATTGTGAATCATATCTCCGCAGTGAACTCTGTGAACCTGACACGTTCGATTCAGAGATATTTGGAAGAATTAGACCCTACCTCGAAAAAATAGATAACATACATGCGTTAGAAACACCATTGTATTCTGATCATCTTGAGGTTGCAGGAACTGTTGATTGTATTGCTGAGTATGAAGGTAAACTATCAGTTATTGATTTTAAAACTTCAAGCAAGCCAAAGACTAGAGATCACATCCATGGATATTTTATGCAGACTGCAGCATATGCTGTTGCATTTGAAGAACTAACAGGAATTCCAGTAGGGAGACTTGTTATCATAATGGGCATAGACGATAATCCGACAAAAATATTTGTCGAAAAAAGAGATGATTGGATCGATGGATTTAAAAGTCTAAGATTAGAATATAAAAGTAAAAATGGAATCTAATATTAATTTTTTTGAGCATGTATTATCTAATGATGACTGTCAGACATTAATAAATTATTTACTAAATGCTACTCCAGAAGCAGTTTCTTTAGATTATAATAATCTAAAAAGAACACGAGCATTAGAGCATGACATTGTTATTGATCTAAGTAAAAAATTAAATATTAATTTTGATCGAGCGTTTGTAATGCAATATAGTGCAGGAATTGGTTCCGTATTACATAATGATAACTATTCGATTGAAGATTCACGAGAAGTATTTAATGCATGGAAATATTCTGGTGTTGTATTTTTAAATCAAGAATTCGATGGTGGAGAACTGGTTTATCCAAATCAAGGCATTACTATAAAACCACTAACAGGTAATATGGTAATTGCACCAGCAGACGAGAGCGCACCGCATTCCGTGAATCCTCCATCTGCAGATAGATATGTATTAGTATTAAGAATTATTTGACACGCAAGAATACATAATGTATAATAGTGATATGGTTGTATGAAGCAACTAGAAAAGTGTTCTGGACGGGAGTTCGATTCTCCCCACCTCCACCAAAAGCATATTAGTGAACCAGTCACAACGGCAGGTTTTAAATGGAGTGAATACTACCAGCTATTGTGCTTCTGATGGGGGTGACTAGGTTTCGACAGGGCAACAAGTACAGAAGTGGACAACTTGTCAGAGAAGACATTAAAACTAAAACAACGTAAACGCAAACGACGAACTGTTCGCATTAGCAGCCTAAACACTGCTTAGGGTTTCGGTAGGTTTCCTCGTAACAGAATAACCTACCACTTTATTATGCCAGCCACGTAGTGTGCCAGCCATATAATTTTAACCTTATTACAACTTATAGGAAAATAAATGAAATTAAAACTTATCGCTGCTGCATCATTGGTAGCATTCTCCGCAATCGCAAGTGCACAATCTTCAGTGACAGCAACATATGGTGTTAAAGAAGCCAATGTAACAAATGTGCAGAGCCATGTAATGAATATGTCTGTTAAGACTCGTGCATTCACTAATGTCGATCTTGATGCAGGTATCAATACTGAAACTGCTGACGTAGCACGCACTGTTACAAATCGTTATGAAATTGGTGTAACTACTGGAATGGATCTAACTTCATTTCTTCGTGGTGATGTTCGTGTTGGAACTGGCATGAAGCAAAAATCAGGTGTTCAGGATTTCGGTTACTACTCTGTAGAACCTGGAGTTACTGCAAAGTTTGGTGATATCAGCACACGTGTAGCATATCGCTATCGTACTGCATATGATTCAAATGTTAATGCTGACACCAGTCAAACTATGCGTTACAGTGTTGGTTATGCATTGACTAAGAAAGATGCTATCCGACTTGGATATGATGTTCAAAGTGGTGATGGTGCTAACAAGCAAACTACTATCGCTTACACTCGCTCATTCTAATTTAAGAGTTGATGGTCTCTTTAAAACCATCATGAATTAGTGAAGTCTTTGCTTGATGTTAGCAACCGATTACCCCAATGGTATCTTGTACTAACTTATGGTGGCAACATTAATATTGTCAATTTATTTTTAATTGTTAGGATATGATATGAAATCACTTATCGCATTGGTAGTATTGGCATTCGCATCTTTCACATTCGCAGCTGAACCTGCTAAGAAAGAAGAAGCAAAGAAACAAGAAACAAACTGCGTAACTAAGGATAAGAAGGGTAACTGCCCTCCACCTCCAAAGTCTGAAAAACCTACACCTAAGAAGCCTGTAGAGAAAAAAGACGAAGCAGCAAAGAAGTAATTCCTAAATAATTACACAGTGGGTTGAAGGATCCCAATAAAACCTTCATTTTACACACACAACACAAAAGGAGTATTTTATGTCAAATCTGACACCATTCGAAATTCGTCTTGAACTATTAAAAATGGCCAAAGACATGTTAAATGATGATTATTATGGTAAGCGTGAGGTTATTAGCAATGTTTGGGCATCCAAACTAGAAATTGCTAAAATCAATGGTGGTGAGTTACCCGAACATCCAGGGTTTCCAACTTATCCATCAGAAGCTGAAATCATTGCAAAGGCACAAGTGCTTAATGGTTTCGTTTCAAACATCCCAAATATAGATACAAAGACTAGCAAAAAGTCTGCCTGATCGGGATAGGAGAAGTGCATTTTGCACTTCTCTCTAACTTTAAAAGGAGAACTATGCGACAATATCGTTTATATGTTCCAATCATACTATTAATACTATGTTTAAGTTTTTATTTGAATTCAGTACTATCAAGTAAAGACATTTATTTAAAGATTAACTATTCTCAGTTAACACCAGAATCTCAAGAACAAGTGCGTTGTCTTGCAGACAACATTTATTATGAAGCAGGTTATGAGCCAGATGCTGGTAAACTTGCCGTTGCACTTGTTACAATGAATCGTTTACAAGATCCAAGATATCCAAAAGATATTTGCTCTGTAGTCAAACAAAGGGTAAAATCAACATGTCAGTTTAGTTGGTTCTGTGAAAACGTGAAAGCCAAAAGAAATGAAGTATACAATAAAGCAATGGAAGTTGCTCTTGATGTCTATGCTAACTACGAACAGTTAACAGACATCACGTATGGTGCATTATTTTATCATGCTGATTACGTCAATCCAAGATGGAAGTTAGAAAAGACAACTGTTATCGGCAGACATATTTTTTATAAAGAAAGTGAAAGAAAAGATGATGCAAAAAATGAATATTCAGCTAAAGGAAGACCAATCTTCTAAACATTCCTTCATGCTACTGATGGAGGAGATTACTCTTACCAGCGTTAAAACTGCTGTTGAGTGGATATTCGAAGCCAACTTCTCTGAAGAACCACCTGAATTACTTAATTTAATTATTACAAGTCCAGGTGGTGATCTTAATGCAGCATTTGCATTAATTGATACTATTCGTGGTTCGTCAATTCCAGTTAGAACTATTGGTCTTGGCCAAGTTGCTTCTGCTGGACTTATGATTTTTATTTCTGGCGCAAAAGGACATCGCCTGTTGACACCAAATACATCAATACTCTCGCATCAATATTCTTGGGGTGCGTTTGGTAAAGAACATGAATTGTTCGCTACTGTGAAAGAGTTTGATTTAACCACCAAGAAGATGATCTCCCATTATAAAAAATGTACTGGGTTATCAGAAACCAAAATTCGAGAAGTGCTATTGCCACCACAGGATATTTGGCTCAGTGCTATCGAAGCAAAAAAGTTAGGACTCTGCGATGATATTAAGGAACTTTCTTAATTATTGTAAGTATTCTGGTGTATGGATTTCTGTCACATTAAATCCATATCACTGGAGATTATCATTTGATTACAAAAAACCAGATGATATGGATCCAAGTTTGTATTATGTTAATATAATTACTGGACCACTATCATTAAAACTTGTATTGGATGATGGATCATGGTAACAGGAATTTTTGGAAAAATTAAACCACCTTCTTCTTTAAAGGAACTTATTATGTCAGATAATGTTTTTATTATTTCTATTGCACTTGCTATTTTGACTGCGATTTGTGCACTTGGTCACGATTCATATGTTACAACAAAATCTATTGAAAGAAATATTGAATCTGCTATCGTTAAAGGTATCGATCCATTAGCTGTTCGTTGTGCGTATGCCAAAAGTAGCGATACTATTTGTATCGTTTATTCTTCTTCACATAACTCACCTTCCACTACATCTAGTTCTAAAAAGTAACACTTTAGGATTCTAGCCAATACCCCTCATCTTTTGAGGGGTATTTTTCCTTGTAGAATCAACAACTTACCCCTCTCTCCAGAAAGTTGTTGTCTTTAATTGACCTTTGGAGCATAATATATCTTATCGTGAATGTGAAAAGAAAGGTTTATTATGAGTCGAATGGCTGAGTTAGACATGGAAATAAACGATGCGTTAGATGCACATCGTGGTCCAGAAAACTGGATGTCCTGCGAAGAAATTGCGTTCAAACTGGAAATTCCAGTTGAACTGGTACATCAGGTTGTTGAAAACAGATGGAACATTTTGATTGGAGAATCAGTATGAGTTTACTTACAGTCGGCAACCCAAAGTTACTCAAAGGTGAGAAGAAAGGCTACTTGTCTTCTGTTCTACACTTTGCTCCAGCAACTCTTTCTGGTAAAGAAGTCTGCCCCAAGCGCACAGCTGGTTGTACATCTGCATGTTTGAATACTGCTGGTCGTGGTGGCATCTTCAAGAAAGGTGAATCCACTAACATCATTCAACAAGCACGAATTCGTAAGACCAAAGCATTCTTCGAAAATCGTCAAGAATTCCTCAATGAGTTGACTGTTGAGATTATCAAAACAAAAACCAAAGCAGAAAAACAGGGTCTCATTCCAGTCTTTCGTTTGAATGGTACTTCAGATCTCGCATGGGAGAAATATGAAGTGTGTAATGGCAAAAACATTTTCCAAATGTTCCCAGAAGTGCAATTCTACGACTACACCAAAATCAACAATCGCAAAGTTGCACACATTCCTAACTATCACCTGACTTTCTCTAAAGCAGATGGTAATGATATGGATGTTCGTCTTGCACTATCAAACGGCATGAATGTTGCAGCTGTTTTCCATAAAGTACCAGAAACATATCTTGGTCGTCCAGTTATCAATGGTGACGAGACTGATCTTCGTTTCTTAGATCCAAAGGGTGTTATTGTTGGTCTCAAAGCCAAAGGTAAAGCCAAGAAGGATACAACTGGCTTTGTAGTTACTGCTTGACTCGCAACTTTATTTGAGGTATAATTATATTATGCAATTCTTACATACATCACTTGGAAAATCTAAGAAGAAGAAACCGACTGCCAAACAACGAGAGTTGCAGTCGTCATGGGAAACCATGTTAAAGAAGTATTCCACAAAGACGATTGCACCTAAACAACAATCACTCAGTGAAGTATACTCGCTCGGGAAACCTGCTGGTCGGGAGACCCCTAAGATTCCGAGTCTTCCATTCAGTGGTGCGCCATGCACTAAAAAAGACTCACCAGTCTATACTGGATCTCTAATTAAGGGTATTGGTACTATGCATAAATCAAATGCCATACCAATTTTTAGTGATGAACAAGCAGTTGAAATTGCTACAATGAGGAGATGATATGAAAGTGTTCTCTGCATTCCCAACTCCAATATATATTAATAATATTCAATATGATAACGATCTCTTCGATATTCTGACTAACTATGAGTTTGAAATATTTCATACTAAAGAACGATCTGGTCGTTATACAATATCCAAAAAGATACTAGATAAATCTGAATTAAAATCGTTAAGAACAATTATTGAACAAAATTATAATACGTTTTTCTATGATGTACTTGGGCTTAATAAAGAAGTTGAATTTAGACTGACAACATCTTGGGTAGTTAAATTAGAACCAAGTAATTTTGGACAAAAACACTATCATTCGAATAGTTTTTTTAGTGGAGTATTCTATTTGGATGTTGATGAAAACACTAGTCCCATCATCTTTCATAAAAATGGATCTAACATAAATGAAATGGGTAATCCAGTTGTAATTGGAATTCCCTTTGAAGAAGAATTTCAATATAATGAATTTAATTCATCATCTTGGAAATATCAACCAAAGAAGGGTGATTTGATTTTATTTCCATCTAATTTGGATCATATGATGCCAGAAAATATATCCAACATTACAAGATATTCACTGGCATTTAATATATTTCCTTATGGGTTATTAAACAAAAATCGAGAAGACGAATTGGAGTTAAAATGAAAACTTTACAACAACAAGAAACTGAAGCAGTCTTAGCAATGGGTGAACAATTAAAAATTTATGAGCAACAAATTGATGTTCTCAAGAAACGAATCGAGAAACTTGAGTCTGATAATGAAGCCCTAGTTATGGATGTTGCATTCTATGGTGGTAACTTGCTTAACTTGTCTTGCAATAATAAATAAGGTATAATTATGAATGACTTTGAACTCGCTAACTTACACTTTAAATATCGAGATCTGCAATTAGAGATTATGAAATTGGATAAATTTTTCACGATGTACTTGGATAAATTTTCTAAAAAATTAGATCCTGAAAAAACAAATACTCCAATCTGGAAATTATATAAACAAAAAACGAAAGAATACCATGATCTTTGCAGAGAACTTCGAATCACCGACTACCACATTAAAAGAAAAGCCAATGTTTAAAACCGCAAATGAGTTTTCAATGCATATTGAAGAAATTGTTCGTGATAAGAGATTGTCTTACATGGATGCTGTCTTGGAGTACTGCAAAGAAAATTATTTGGAGCCAGCAGATGTTGCATCTCTGATAAATAAATCTCTAAAGGATAAGATTGAAATGGATTTTAGAGAGTTAAATTATCTCCCTAAACAGGCAAAATTGGATGTGTGATGGATGGGTTTAAAGCGTATCGTTATTACCTAGCGATTAAACTTCACTTCACCTCTGAGAAATTTAACGTCTTTGAAAATCGAGGTAATGTTAAGGGTACACGTGAAGCATTCACTGCAAGAAATGATAGATATATATTCGAGAAACTTGCTAACAAGTACAACGATGACAGAGAAATTATTCAGTTTTTTGTTGCAAACTTTGCTTATGGTAATGAGTCTGCTATATATGAAGGACAACAGGCAGAAGAAAATCTTGTCGAATGGATTAAACGAAAACAGTCAATCACTCAGAGGTTCATTGATGACTTAGCGACTATATTAACACACACTGAGGTAAATAGGTTACCACAAACATCTATCTTCAACTTTATTGATTCTGCATATCCAGTTACATTAGAGTTGTTTGTTGGAGGTAAGGTATCGATAGAAACTCTTAGGATTATAGATGATTTTTATCCAATAATTGCAAAATGGCAAGATAATACATCTATCAAATATATTTGGAATCAAGAATTGTTGAGAATTAAAAAGTTGACTGGCTTCGTTAAATACGATAGAATTAAGGCTGAAAAGATCTTTAGTCACTTCATGGAAGAAATCGAGCATTGACATCATGGGCAAGACATATTATAAATCATCGAAATCAGATGATGATAGTTTTGGTAGTCGTTCAGGGAAACCTGCCAAACATGCTAATGGTCGAAAGACTGGTGGTATGAGAACGATAAATAGTTATGTTGAAGAAGATTATGATCTAAACAATGAAGACTTTGATGACGACATTGAACTAGATGATAAAATACAAATCGACCATACTAAAAATAAACCGTAATATTAATACAAAGGAAATACGATGGACATTCAAACACTCCGCAAAATGCGCAATCAAGACTTCGGAAAAATCTCTGGAGAATTCGACAAGATTGCTAATCCCCAAACCGAAAAGAAATCATATTCAGACGATCGCTTCTGGCGTCTCGAAGGTGACAAAGCTGGCAATGGCACAGCAACTTTCCGATTCCTACCACGTGTAGAAGGTGATGAACTCCCATGGGTTCGAATCTTTTCGCATGGCTTCCAAGGTCCAACTGGAAAGTGGTACATCGAAAATTCTCTAACCACTCTTGGTGAGAATGACCCTGTTGGTGAGTTGAACACAACTCTTTGGAACTCTGGTTCTGAAGCCAACAAAGAAATCGCTCGTAAACAAAAACGTAAGTTGTCATTTATTGCCAACATTCTCATTGTGTCTGACCCAAAGCACCCAGAGAATGAAGGTAAAGTATTCTTGTTTAAATTTGGCAAGAAAATCTTTGATAAGATTATGGACAAGGCTCGTCCAACTTTCGAAGACGAAAAGCCAGTAAACGTGTTTGATTTGTGGGAAGGTTCTAACTTCAAATTGCGTATGCGTAAGAAAGATGGCTACGCAAACTATGATGAATCTTCTTTTGCAGATCCAGCACCTGCTGCTTCTGATGAAGACTTGGTTCGTATCGTTAATGCTCAGTACAAGTTGTCTGAGTTTACTGATCGTAGCAACTTCAAGTCTTATGATGAGTTGAAGAAGAAACTAGATGCAGTTCTTTCTGGTGATTCTTTTGCTGGTAAGTCTGCTGCACAAATGGCTGAAGAAGAAGATCGTCCTGTTGCATCTGCACCAAAGATGGCTTCTAAACCAGCACCTGTGTCAAAGTCGATGGATGACGATGAAGATGTTATGTCTTATTTTCAGAAGATCGCTAAAGAAGACTAATTAGTTTTTACCAAAAAGAAAGGGGACGAAAGTCCCCTTTTTTATTATGCGAATTTAGATCGTAACCAACTACTTGCTGACGACTCAGGATTTCTTATCGCTGGTCTTGTTACTTGTGTTACATTAGAGTTGTTTGTTACTGGTGCATTTACTGCGACAGTGCCACCACCCTTAGCATTTTGTCCTTTAACTTCTGCAGAAGTATCTGCATTCATTTTAGAAGCATTGGCCACTTTAGTACCATCTACTTGCATGGCACCACCAGCTGCAACGAATGCTGTTGCTTTTAGCCATGGGAAGTCGTTGACAGCATCCATTCCACCCTTTGGAATTTTACCGAATGCTACCATAGCACCACTCAACTTATCGAGTCCCATTGCTGCTTTCATTACACCTTCACCATTTTGACCAATTTTAATCAATTGTTCAACAGGACTATCAGTACCAATAGTCAATAGTCTACCAACTAAGTTTCCGATACCAGCAACTGCCTGACCAGCACCGAATGCTGCCATGGCAAGACCCAATGCACCAACACCTTTGGCAACATCGAGTAGATTACTACCATCCATCTTTCCTACTCGTTCAAGACCATCTGTCATGTCAGAAAAACCCTTTCCGACTGCCTGCATGGCTTCACCGATAATCCATAGTGCACCACCCATTAATCCTAATGCCACTGCGCCAGCAATAATTAATGGTGCTGCTGTACCAGCAATTGCACCGATAACACCGAGTCCTGCTACTGCTGCCAATCCTTTACCGATTGTTTCCCAATCTAATCCTTGGAATTTCTCCATGGCATCACCAGTAATCCATAAAGCACCAGCAAGTATAACTAATGCAGCACTACCGATTAGCATTGAAACAGAAGATTTTCCAAGTAACATAGCAATACCAGCGAGACCTAATAAAGCAAGACCTCCTTTAGCAACACTTTCCCATTCAACTTCATTGAACCCTTGAAGTGCCTTTCCAGTTACGTATAAAGCACCAGCAAGCACTACCATAGTTGCTGCACCTTTAATAACTTTTGCATTACCAAATGAGCCAATACCTCTAGCGATACCAGTTAGTAAACCTTGTATGCCTGAGCCAATACCCTTACCTAGTCCAGCGATGCCACCACCAAGTGCTTTAAGTCCAGCACCGATACCAGCCATTATACCACCACCCCCACCTTCTCCTCCAGATGCTACCTTTGCTTTTTGTGATGCAGCATCACCTCTGGTATTCTCTTCAATCTTTTCGAGAAGATCAGTTTGAGAACCCATCATTCGGTTATTTTCTAATTCTGTTTCTTCAGTCTTACCTTTATCTGCTGCAGCTGCAGTAGCAGTTGGTGGTTTTAGTCCAGCAGAAGAATCCCCAAGATTACTAAGTATCGCTCTGTTTACTGGAGTTGGACTTTTCACATCAGTACTATAATCGTACTTTGCATATTCATCTGCATGGGCTTGTCGTTTATCCAATAAAGCACGACCTGCTTTAGATTTACCCATCTCATCATCACTATGACCAGTAATTGATTTAAACTTTTCTATAGCAGCTTCATTTTTCTTTATTTCTTTGGAAGCATTATGAGCACCTTCAAAATCTTTCTTTAACTGCTCACGTGTTCCTGGATTACCGAGTGCTCTTTGTTTTTCGATAAACTTTTCTCTCTCCATACTCTTGTTGAATACACCACCGATGTTAAGCGCACCCATTACCTTCTGTTTCACATTACTAACAGACAGAGATTGTTTTAGGTTGTCTTTTTTATCTTGAATCTTTTCACCAAGTGTTTTGAAGGTTGTCATACCTTTAGCAATTTCAGATATTGCTTTGGCTTCTTTGTCCCATTCCTTTTGGAAATCTTCGTCAGACTTCCCCATTCGTTTCGTAGTTTTTAATTGATCAGATAGAGTATCTCTAATTTTAGCGAGGATAGCAGTATCACTTGCCTGCCCTCCACCAAGTTTAGCAGCAGTGGCAGATTGAACCTTATTCGATAATTCCATTAGTTGTTTAATGGAAGTCAGCTCACCTAATGTAGCAGATTGAACTGCTAAAATTTGTGAGAATCCCTCAGTAGTAGTACTTGTCTGTTGTCTAATACTAGAATTTACCGAACTGTTGCTGGTTCTCTTTGCCATTTTATCTTACTCTCTTTTGTGATTCTAATCTACGTTTTTCTTCTTCTAAATACTGAATCAACATATGCACATATATTTCTCGTTCAAACGGTATCATTTCCTCAATTTCCGTAAGCGAGTACTTGTGGTACTGCATTAAAGCAAAATTCATTTTATAATAATTGTGCAATGTCTCATGACAAAGGTTTATTAAAAAAAACTTTGGAGTCCCTCCAATGTCTTCTTATGTTCTTTACTACAAATAGGACATGTGTACTCAATATCTTTTTTAATCTTGGGCATTGTAGTAAAGAATTTTTGTACTTTCAGAAACTGTTCTGAAGTTAAATTCTCAACGAATGCTAAAAGTTCTTTTTCTGTTTGTTCATGACCATGAAAAATTTCATCGCCTTGATAGATATAATCTATTGAATTTGCGATAATCTTAAAGATATTATCGATATTTTCAGTGTCTGCAGTTTCTAATTTCTTAGACATTTCTACTGTTGGATATTTCATCACAACACCAACATCTCCAAATAACTCAATTTTCTTATTGTGGTCTAGATCTTTTTCTACTGTTAGTTTCGTCAAATCAATACTGATCTTAACTTTGGCTTTGTCGTTTTCTTCGCCATGATCTACATCACAGGGGACTAAAATTTCAATAATTTCTCCAACAGACTTAGCACGAATCTGAGTAAACATATACTCAAGATCAAATGTCGCTAATTTATCAACATCAAGTGTATCTAACACACAAGTGTTAATGATTCCCTTTAGGGTTTGAA